AAGAATCACTCTTTGCCATGCTCTCCCCCCCCCTAGAGGTTCTATTTGTACATTCGTTCAGGTAGGTTCGAACCTAATTTAACGATAAATGAGGGATAGAACCCCTACTCAATGGAATATCTGCCGTACTATTAGGACGGTTACTTCAATAGCAAACACCACTTCGGAGGAACTAGCCCCCATGTGGGGCGGGAGGAAAAAAGAATGAGAATAAAACACAAAGAAACATACCTGAGAATGCTTCGCTGGATGGTGAGCCAGCACGACGAGGGGGTGGATTGGATAGATACCCAGTCCATCTACGAGTGGTGGAACAGAACGACACGCAATGGCGTCGTGATGAACCAACTCGTAAACTACCTTGGCAAAGGGAAGGAGATAGACAAGCACCTAGACGGTGTCATGATACCTCATCCCCTAGCCCTAGGTGGTCGCTACCGTGTCTGTCTGTGGAGGGTACACCCCCACCACATAGCAGACCATCGAATGAAGCGAGAGACACACAAGGACGAATGAGAATGTCGAATGTCAGACCTGAGGGAGGAAGGCAGATTTCTGCCCTTCTGAGCCCTGCTGCATTCGATGTTTTTGCCATAGAGGGGCAGAACCGTAGGGGAGGGCACTTTCTCTCTCGTTGCATCCTCTATTGGAGCACACACGGACCCCACATCAAGGACGGAGCGTACATGCAAAGAGACGCTTTGGAGCACCGTGTGAGACAACTCGGACGACTGATTGAACAATACATCGAGAGCAGGGCTCAAGTTGAATCAGAGTTGCAGGAGTGCCAAGCAGAATTGGCTCGCCTCATCGCCGAGAAGGACGCAGAAACCGAACAGGGCAGCAATTAGAGCGAGCCGTGTCCGGGGGTCTAGGGAGGGGGAGGAGACTTCCTCCCTAGGCCCACCATCAATCATGAATCAATATCCTGTCCAATACCCTTCAATTGTTGAAGGATTGACTCGTTAGAGGATATCTTGACCTCTTCAAGTTCAATCATGTAGTTCCATGTTCTCTCAGGTGAGGTGGTGGACTCGGTTCGGAAGAAGAATCCTAGGTACATTTCCTTGGTAACTAGAGTGTCAGGGTCAATCAGGAAATCTGCGATTCCATTTCCACCATTGGCAACTGCGAAATCTGTGCCAGCATGTCTGATGAGGAACTGCTGCTGACACCATCCGAACTGACGGTTTTCTCCAGCCGCAGACATGTCGTTGAATCCGGGTACTCTCATTTGGTCAGTAAAGAGGGTAGCATTCAGAATACCCATGCCGTCCGTGCTGCCTATCTCCTCATCTACATCCCTAGGCCACATGTAGGCCGCATTGACCTTCCACGCCTTCCTACGGTCCGGGGATTGGTAGTCTAGGAGCATGGAGCCATTGAGAGGGCTAGGGGCTAGGATAGCGTTGTCTGCAATCGTCAATTCACCACGAAGAGAGAAGGTTCGACCCATCACTTACCCCTCCGTGCTCTCTTGGTTGCTGAGTGTGCTTTCTTCATCAACTTCGTAACCGGGGTTCGAGGGTGCTTTTTCTTCAATTTCTTGAGTTGCTTTCCAAACTCCTTCTGATATGGAGATGCCTTCCTCTTGACCTTCTTCTTGAGTTGAGGGGAGGGAAGGGCGAACTTTCGCTTAGCGATGGGTGTTCGCTTCATACCGGCCCCGTTGCCGTTCATTACAGCGTGACTCAATTCTACTGCAACTTCCATCTCTCCATTCTCCATTAGCCAGTTCAGAACAGCACCAAACCCGGCAGGTACAGCAGGGCCTAGCCTAGTTACCCCTGCTACTGCTGCTGGATAGCCTAGAGGTGCTACCATGGTCTCCACCTACTGCTGGCTCAATGCGAGGGCCATAGCAGCACTCTGAGAGAGTGTTTCTACGGTGCATTCGAGGACCATGTTGCAGGCTAGCATGTCTGCGGTGTTTGTCCACTCGCTTCCACCATAGCCGCCTAGGTAGATTTGCTCGACAGCCACTAGGTAGCCATCGGTGAAGTGTTGGGGTGCGTGGGAGTCTTGGTAGTTCTGTGTAGGGGAGTTCACAGCCGAGTCGGCGTTGCGAGCCCATAGTTGCCCCTTACCGATGACGGACTTGTTGGACAGAGGGACAATTTCGGACTGACTCTGTGTGGTCAGTTGCCATATTGCCTCACCTGCCGAGTTTGCATCCATAGTGGGTGCTGCTCCGCTTTTCTGAGCCCATTCGTATTCGATGTTGTGAATCCGTAGAACGGACTTACCAAGGGCATCCACATAGGCCCCTAAGTCAATTGTCGTTTGTACAAATGCTGCCGAATCATCCGGTACCACCTGTGCTCTAATGAAGAAAGAATCACTCTTTGCCATGCTCTCCCCCCCCCTAGAGGTTCT